AAGGCGAAGAAGCTGAAGAAGAAGGCGAAGAAGAAGCTGGAGAAGAAGCTGAAGAAGAATCTGCAAGCGAAGAAAAAATGGAACGTGTAGACGACGCACTAGCTGAACTAAAAGATCTATTTGCCGAATTAATGGGTGATACATCTGAAGAAGCAGTTGAAGAAGAAGTAGCGGCACTAGGCGAAAATGTTGCAACAATGGAAATTCCAGTTTCACATCCAGATGGTTCCGACAACACAAAAAGCCCAGTAAGTTCTGGTGCTAAAGTATCTAGCAATGGTGCAAGTGCAGTTAAAATCAGCGGTAACGCAGAAAAAGGCGGCACAGGCGCAACTGTTAAAGATATGGCAACAGGTAACGTAGGAACAGTTCCTGGCAACAAAAAAGCTCCAGCGTTAACAAGCGTTGCAGCTCCAAAGAAAGCTGAATAATTAATATGGCATTACCATTAGTAGAAAGTTTAACTTACGACCAGGCTGGTATGCGTACTCAACTAGTTGAGAACGCCAGCGGTGGTAAGGACCTCTACATGGAAGGCATTTTTATTCAAGGCGGCGTTCAGAATCAAAATAGACGAACATACGCTGTTTCTGAGATTGCTAGGGCATGTAGTAACATTGCTGAAAAAATCAAAAGCGGTATGAGTGTGCTAGGCGAAGCCGACCACCCTGATGACCTGCAAGTAAACCTAGACCGTGTTTCACACATGATTACAAATATGTACATGAATGAAAATAACGGTATCGGTAAACTAAAAATCCTACCAACACCAATGGGTAACATCGTTAGAACGCTTTTAGATAGCGGTGTAAAACTAGGTGTATCGAGTAGGGGATCTGGTAACGTCAATGAATCTGGTGGCGTTACTGATTTTGAAATTGTCACAGTTGATATCGTGGCACAACCTAGTGCTCCTGAAGCATATCCAAAAGCTATCTACGAACGTGTAATGAACGATCGTAGACGCGGCGCCTTAATGGGTGTTGCAGAAGCTGTAAAGTATGATAAAGTTGCACAAAAATACCTCCAGGAAGAGGTTCTCAGGTTCATCGAAAACCTAAAAAAATAAGGGGAACATGATGAGCACATTTAAAGAACTATTCGGAGCCGGAGTCTTATCTGAGGAAGTAACAAGCCAACTACAAGAGGCTTGGGACAACAGAGTACAGGCACTACACGAAGAAGTTGAAGCAAACCTGCGTGAAGAGTTTAGCCAACGTTATGAACATGACAAAGGCTTAATTGTTGAAGCAGCTGACAAGATGATCACCGAAGCAATTCGTGCTGAAATCGAAGAGTTTGCACAAGACAAACGTGAAGTTGTTGAAGCTAAAGTTTCATATAAAAAGCAAATTGCTGAACATGCTAGCATGTTAAACAAGTTTGTTATGGAACAAATGGCTAAAGAGATTCAAGAACTTAGACAAGATCGCCAACTACAAAAAGAAAACTTTTCTAAATTAGAAGAGTTTGCTTTGACAAAGTTGTCCGGTGAACTGAAAGAACTAAAAGAAGACGAGCAAAAACTTGTCCAAGCTAGAGTTCAAATGGTTGCTGAAGGCAAGAAAATTATTGCCGAAGCAAAAGCTAAATTCATTAAGGAAGCAGCAGCAAAAACTGAAAAGCTAATTTCGGAAACATTGCGTGGTGAAATTACTCAACTACGTGAAGACATCCAAATGAGCAAAGAGAACGCATTCGGTCGCAAGATCATGGAAGCGTTTGCAGCTGAGTTCATGGCAAGCGGTTTCGCAGACGGTACACAAGTCAAGAAACTAAGCGAGCAAATTTCTGCGCTAAATGTCCAGTTAGAAGAAACTACTAAATTAGTAGAATCTAAAGATGAAGCAATTGCACTAGCAGAAAAGAAAACACGCATAACAGAAGGCGCAATGAAGCGTCAGACTATTATGCAGGAATTGGTTGCTCCGCTATCGAAAGAGAAGCGTAGCATCATGGCAGATTTGTTGAAAACCACAAAAACCGAGAATCTCCGTGAAGCATACAATAAGTATCTACCAGCAGTACTCAACGAAACATCAGCTACGAAAAGCAAGCAAATGATTTCCGAGAGTTCGGTATCGCAGAAGACTGCGGTGACCGGTGATAAAACTTCTAGTGAAGAAACAACTGCTCCTGAAGCAGAAATTCTTTCACTTAGAAAGTTAGCCGGATTAGGTAAGTAAGTGTAAATTTATTAAAGGAGACTACTATGTCCGAAAAACTTTTCGAGTCCCAGAATTGGAACGCAACTAAAGATGTTCTACTAGAAGGACTAGCCGGTAACCGCAAAGCGGTTATGCAAACTGTTCTAGAGAACACACGTAAGCAACTAACTGAGAGCGCATCTGCTGGTGCAACTCAAAGCGGTAACGTTGCTGTATTAAACAAGGTTATTCTACCAGTTATTCGTCGTGTAATGCCAACTGTCATTGCTAACGAAATTATTGGTGTTCAACCAATGACTGGCCCAGTAGGTCAGATCCACACTCTACGTGTACGTTATGCAGAAACTGCTGCTGGCGTAACTGCTGGTGATGAAGCTCTAAGCCCATTTAACATCGCTAAAGCATACACAGGTAACTTAGATACTGTTGCTCCAGGAGCAGATGATACAGCTACATTAGAAGGTGTTCCAGGTAAGAAACTAAGCATTCAAGTATTGAAGCAAACTGTTGAAGCTAAATCACGTAAGATCAGCGCACGCTGGACTTTCGAAGCTGCACAAGATGCACAATCTATGCACGGTTTAGATGTTGAAGCAGAAATTATGGCTGCTCTAGCACAAGAAATTACAGCTGAAATCGACCAAGAGATTTTAGGTAACCTACGTGCATTAGCTACAGACTCTGGTCTAACATTCGACCAAAGTGGTGGTACAGCATTCACAGGTACAGCAACTTACGTTGGTGACCAACACGCTGCTCTAGCTATCATGATCAACAGCGTAGCTAACACTATTGCTCAGAAAACACGTCGTGGTGCTGGTAACTTCGTAGTTGTTAGCCCAACAGCGTTGACAATTCTACAATCTGCTACTACAAGCGCATTTGCTCGTACAACAGAAGGTACATTCGAAGCTCCAACAAACACTAAGTTTGCTGGTACACTAAACAGTTCTGTTAAAGTTTATGTTGACGCTTATGCTGATTCAACTACACCAGTTCTAGTTGGTTATAAAGGTCCTAACGAAATGGACGCGGCAGCTTTCTATTGCCCATACATCCCATTGATGAGCAGTGGTGTTGTTATGGATCCAAACACAATGGAACCAGTTGTATCATTCATGACACGTTATGGTTATGTTGAGTTATCAAACAGCGCAAGCTCTTTGGGTAACGCTGCTGACTACCTAGGCAAAATTGCTATGGGTGACGTCAAGTTCTTCTAATCCGTTAAAGATTAGTAAGCACAATAAAAAAGCACCTTCGGGTGCTTTTTTATTATATAAATACATTATGTTTGCAACAGTAGATGAAAAAACAAGGCAAGACAGGTTGTCTGTTTGTAAAGAATGTTCAGAGTACGTCTCTAGATTGAGATCGTGTAAGCAATGTGGATGTTATATGCCAGCAAAAGTGACTTTCTTAAAATCACAGTGCCCTTTAGACAAATGGAATCTAACTGCCCCTACAATTGATATTATTTCGTTACTAGAGCAAGAAATTACCAAACATTGGTGAGTATTATCTAATAAATAACAATATGGATTTATTTCAAAAATTTCACGGAACGACTGCAAGTAGATTTAGCGTAGGCTATAACAAACAGTTTATAACCTTAACTGGCTTTTCCACAGCAGAAACGCCTACAGTTTTACTATTGCAAAAAGATGGTACTCCGATTGTGTTTGATAAAAACACATTTTTCAGTATATCTATTTTAGGTGTCGGCCAAAATAATTTGGCATTGAAATTGACAGGATCTTTTATTGAAGAATCGAATAGCTTCGGCTTTGTTAAAGAAGTGTACGTACAATCAAGTGAAGACATTAATGTAACTATTTCGATCAATCAAGCTAATGAGTTAGAAATTGCATGCAGTAGCCCGTTGGGAGAAGTTAATTCATGGACAGCGGCAATGGACATGATGTTCACTAACGAAATAATCTCAGTAGTTTCTACCGAGATTACTCAAGATGTTCAACCATTCACTTCTTATAGTGAGCCGTCGATTATAGAACTCAGTAGAACACTAATAAGTACATCAGTTGCAG